GCCACCGTTGCCAGCCGGAGTGGCGGGTCAGGCGTTTTTTGATCGGCGAGCTCGAGGAGCGGCCGGCGCCGGCGGTGGAGGTTCAGCGGAGGGATTGCGCGTTTCGATTTGCGGATCGCGAGTCTCGATCTCGTTGCTTTCGACTTTCGTTTCTTGTTTCGATTCAGAGACAGGCACGAAGCGCTGTCCTACGTTTACTTCCTCGGCGGCGCCGAGGCCTTCGAGGACCTGGAAGGTGTTTGAGCTAACCTCGAGGATTTCCCCGACTCGCGCGTTCGGATGACCGAGGACGACGCAGGGTTTCAGTAATTTCATCTTCATATGGCTTCTTTCTTTTTTACCAAAAAAGACCGGGCGATCGCGAGATCGCCCGGTCCTACGTTCATTACGAGTCGAGGATGCCGAGCAGCACGGCGAAGCTCGCCGGGTGCCGGATCGCGACGTCCGCCCAGTGCCGCGCGATCACGCGGACCACGGCGTTCGCGCCGAGTGTGTACGGATCAACAAGGATATCTGTGGCGCCATTGTTAAAGGATGCAATCAGGATGTCCTGCCAGTTGCCGAAGAACACGCTCGAGCAGATCGTCGTGGCGGTGCCTTGCGTTTGGATGGCGCTGATCTGATTGGTGACTTCGGCGCGGTAACCATTGACTTCGCCCCGGCCGTTGGTCTGACGCCAGACCCAGCTTGCGGCGGCGGTTGCCAGGTTTTCATCGATCATCTTCAAGCGTCCACGCATCTTCGCGTTTGTGACGTAGGCGATGTTGCCGACGTCGGCGTTGGAGGTGGCGACTGCGGTTTCGAGAGAGACCACGCTCGAACGGCCGTTGGCGACGGTGAAGGCGGACCCGTTGGCGCCGAGCGCGATCGTGGTGACGCCGGTCGTGCCGGTGATGCCGGTCGGTTGCGGTGAACCGGTCCCGTGAAAAACCACGCGATCGATCTCGAGAGCGATGATTTGCATGATGTCGTCGCGGATCAACGCGTCGATGGACGGGTCGGATTCCGACAGCAATTGTTTTCCGTACTGTTGGAAGGCAGAAAGGCCCAGGGGCGTGAGCGTGATCTGCGTGAAGTTGCCGGTGCTGAGCGTGGCCGCGACCGTTTCACCAACCCAGTTTACGGCGCCGGCGGCGTTCTGACGCGGGATGGTGACGGGGTTGGAGAGGTTGAGCATCCGGGCGCCGAGTTGGGAGACCAGGGCGCGGTTGCGGAGCAGCTCGATGAACTGGCTGCCCAGGTTCTGCGTATCGACGAGCATGCCGCCCAGGGTGCCGGTGCCGGCGATGAAATTGCGTCCGGCGAGGACCATGGCTTCGCGGGGGACCCAGAGGCCTTCAGCTCGGAGACCGCCTTTCATGGCGATTTCTTCGTTGATTTCGTTTTCGAAACCATCGCGTTTTTGTCCGGGCAATTGCATGCGCAATGCGCGGGTGATGCTGTAGCGAGCCCAATCTTTGGGCTTCACATCCAGCGGCTCGGCGGCGCGGATGGGTTGCGCGGCCGGGAGCGCATTCATGGCTTCGGCGCGGAAGGTGTCGAGCGGGGTGTTCGCTTCGATGGCGCGATTGGCCATCTCGGCGATGTTCGGCACTTTGCCCGAGAGGCGAGGGGCGATGGCGTTGATTTCGCTGATGCGCTTGCGTTCATTGGCGGCGCCTTCAGCGCGGAAGGTATCCACACCGGCCGTCGGAGCGGGAGCTGCCGGAGCACCTCCGCCGCCGGCGGCGTTGGCGGGAGCGGGGTCGAGTAACAGGTTTCGTTTCATTTGTTCAGACGGTTCGATGACCGTTTCAAATTCGTTGCGTTGATCGTCGCGTCCGATCCCAACACTGGGATCTGCAGGGACGGCGACGAGGGATATTTCCAGCGGGGTCCATGACATGGCGCGAAGGGTTTCCACACCCTTCTCGACTTTCTCGGTGACCATTTTGTCTATCCGATAGCCGACGCTCACCAAGCGCCGGATGCCGTCTTTTACGTCCTGGAAAATTTCTTCTGCGCGCGCGCTCTTGCCGAAGCGCACGGTGGCGCGGCCTTTTTTGTCCGCATCGATGCGGGCCTTATCGATGACTCCGATCTGGTCGCGTGTGTTGTGATCGAGGAGCAGCGGTCCTCCGGAGTTGATCCGGGACAGATCGACGGAACTGGGGTTGTGATCGAGAATCTCGACTCCGAACCAGCGATCGACGGGGATCTCGGAGGAGAATGAAAGCTCGACAGTGCGGGCCTCGGCGTTGACAGTCGCGCGGTCGAATTCGTAGGACCGGTGGAGGACCGGTGTCTTTATGGTTTTTGCCGCGGCGGGCATTGTGAAGATTGCGGTGAGTCAACCCCCTGGTGAATGGGCGAGGGAAGCCAAACCTCTCCGTCTGGCGACGACGATCATGGAAAGTCATCCTGAGGCGGCGCCGGGGACGACGGTTCGACGGTCTGGTAATTCGCGGCGATGTCGAGGCCGGTGAGTTTTTTGTCTTCGTCGAGGTCGGAGTCGACTTCTTCGATGTCGCCGCCGTTTTCGGCGATGACGGCTTTGCGAGAGGTGAGACCGGCGCCGATGGATTCTTTGCTCGCCTGAACGTCTGTGAGCGGATCCACCCAGGGCCAGCGGCGCGGTTTCCAATCCGGCATGTTGAATTTTTCGTAACGCGAGACGGGGAGCGCGGCGCCGCTATTCAGCGTGAGTGCGCCGTTGATGAGCGACAGCTCGAGCCATTTTTCGAACACGGCTTCGTGGAGATCTTCGATGAGCCAGCATTGGAGCGCTTTCCATTCTTCGCGTTCTTCCAATAGGCCGGCGCGGATGCTGGAGTAATTCACGCCCTCGAGATCGTTGGCGAGAGACGTGTAGCTGACTCCCAAGCCGGCGGCCAGGCCGCGGAGGACGCCTTTGACGAATTCGCCATAGGCGGTGTTGGGATGCGTGGGATCGTGCTGGATGAATTCCTGGCCGGGCTCAAGCTCGCGAACGACGCCGGGTTCCATCTCGTGGATCTGATTGCCTTCAGCGTCAACGTCGTCGCCTTCGTAACCTTCGGGGGCGGTCTTTTTGATGTAGCCGCCTTTGCATGCGCCTTCGCGGGCGGCGACGACTTCGGCTTCCTGATAACCGCCGAGCATCTGCAGGCCGAGCATCGAGGAGACGGCGGACGGTAAGCCGACGCTTTGGCCGATGCGTTCGGGCAGATAGAGATGAATCATCTCATCGGCCGGGACGAAGACGTGGCGACGGCCGACCTGGTATTGATCGCCGGGATGTTTGGAAAGGAGGTGATAACCGACGATGCGGCCGTCGGGACCCATTTCGATGCCCATGCGGATTTCGTTGCCGCCGGGGATGAAGCGATTGAGATCGTAATCGAGGTGATCGATCTCCAGCGGTTGCAGGGTGAAGCCGTAGGGATTGGACGGAGTGAGGACGAAGCGCAGGAGCGCGGCGCCGTCGCGGATGGCGCTCCGGAGCATGAGGCGCTCGATGCGTTTCCAGGAGTAACGGCCGTTGAGGGAGGCGGTTTTCTTTTTGCCCCAACGATACCAGCCGAGTTCGATGGCGTTGTTCACGCCGGGATCGAGGCGGCCATTGGGATCTTTGCTCTTGGATTGCATCCCGATGCCGTACGCGCCGAGGACGTTGTTCTCGACGAGTTTGAAATAGCGGCGGATGTAGTCGTTGTTGCGTTCGAGTTGGCGGCAGCGGAAGCGGATGAGCTGGAGGTTGGAAAATAATTCGGCGTCGGCGCTGCTATTCGGTCCGGCGAAATCGTTGGTGAGACGATTGATCGCGGCGGCGTTGAATGAGCGGCCGGTGCGGGCCGGGCGTCTTCGGCGAGGGAGAGTGGTCGCCGTTTTGATCCGTGAAATTTCGAAGCCGAAGAGTTTCATGGGGTCATGAACTTCGTGAGGATGCGGCGCCGGCGGCGAGCGGCGGGATTGGCAACGGCTTCTTCGGCGGCGACGATGGCGGCGTAGCGGTCGCGCAGTTTCAGAAGTTGATCGATGGGGATGCGTTCGATCCTGGTGCCTTCGACTTCGCTGTTCAGGATGTCGTGCGTCGCGCGGCCTTCGATGGCGGCTTCGATGTTGTCGAGCGTGCGGCGGGCCTGGGTGCGGACGTCGTAACCGGGATCGGCGGTGGAGAGATTGACCAGAATCTCGAGCGGGCCGGACCAGACAGAGAATGTTTCGGCGGCTTTGGAGACGAATGCTTGGCCGGAATATTCGCCGGGGAGCCATTGCGCGGTGGCGGCGGCGGTGACGGTGACCAGGAATGCGGCGCCGTCAGCTGCGGCGGTGAAATCAATCTGGCTTCCGGCTTTGCTGCGGTAGCTAAAGCTCAGCGACCAGCCGTCGGTGGCGGGATAATCGGATAAATCAATTCGGAACTGAAGTGTACTGCCGGCAATCAGGGTTCCGGGTGGGCAAGTAGGGACTGCTGCAGCCATTGATTCATGGCAAAAGTCAACGGAGTAAGGGGCTTTCGCTTTCCCCGTATGGCGCCAGCGAAACTTATTTCTTCCAGCCGGAGATCCAGCCGCCGCCGGGTCGGCGAGGTGGGCGCGGAGGCCTCGCCTGTTTCAATGGCGGTTTCGGGTTGGAGGTTTCGGGTTTTTGTTCTGGTCGCGGATCGAATTTCTTTTCGGGATCGAGGATGTATTCTTTCGCCTCCTTCGGCGGCAAGGCCTCTGAGCTGGTCGATCCGGGATCGCTCTCGGGCTTCTGTTTTTTGGCGATGGCGGTGAGGTTGGGTTTGAGGATGTCGACCAGTGCAATTCCGTAAACGCGGATGTCGAGGGCTTCATTGCGATCGCGGATCTTCTCGTAGTTGCTGACGACGACGCCGCGGACGCGTTTGGTTTTCAGAACTTCGGCCGTCAGTTGGAGGAAGTAGTCGTCGTTGTAGCCTTGCCCTTTCGGATAATGCATGTAGCGCGGGCCGGGTTCGTCCATTTTCAGACGGGCGAAGAGGATGTCTTTGGCGATCTTGCCGTTCACGGCGTGAGTGCGGAGCCGATAATGTTTGTGGAAGCGGGCGGTGACCAGGAGCGGTGTGTGGCCGCCGGCGCCGTAAACGGCGAAGACGCGCGGGATGCCGCTTTTCTGAACGAATTTCCGGACCTTGTGGCCGGCGTGGCGCATGTCGATGGCGGTGGCGGTGATGCGGAGCGGAACGCCGTCCGATCGGGTATAGGTCTTCGAGAGGTGTTGAGCGAGATCTTCCCAGACGGTGTCTTGTTCGGTGTCGCCGTAGAATTTTCGGAATTCGATTCCCCAGGTCTCGTCGTCTTCGCCAAGGCCGATGGTCTCGCATTCGAGCCGGTCTTTCTGAACGTCGACAGCGGCGATCGCGAGGATGATTTCAGAGGGGAGTTTTTCGGGGGTGTAGTCTTCGGCGCGTCCGACCAGGCCGGTGTGATCGATTTCGTCGTGGGTTTCTTCGAAGGTTTCGCAGAGGAATGTGTTGGTCCAGACGCGGAGGGCGGCTGCGCCTTTCTTCACGGCGCGGAGGTGTTCGCGGGCCATTTGCTCGAGGCGATTGCTGAATCCTTTTTGAGCGGGCCAGGGCGAGTAGATGCCGCTCAGGTGGAAGCCGCGGATGCCGCGGAAGGGGGCGGTGGGGCGCCATTCGCCGGCGTGATACATGTCGAGGCGTTGGCGATCGTTCAACGCGGCGGCGCAGTGGGAGCACATGAGCGCGGTGAGCTCGGGTTTGTCTTTGGGCCAGACGATTTGTTTCCAGGTGAGGACCTGGTGCCGGCCGCATTGAGCACAGGGGACGTGCCAGTATTGTTGATCGCTTTCTTCGAACCATGCCCAGATGGGGCTGAGGGAAACGCCGTGCTCGTCGCGGCCGCCGTGCGTCGGGGTGGAGCTGAGGAGTTTGATGGCGCGCGGGAAACTCTCGGCGCGTTTCCAGAGGAGCTCGACGGCGTCGCCTTCGGGATTGGCGGACGGATCGATGCCGTCGATTTCGTCGCC